AAAGGCACGGCAGTCTACACCAGCAACTTCACCCCGCCAACAGCCCCACTCACAGCAGTCACCAACACCAAGCTCTTGCTAAACATGGCAGACGGTCAGGCGATAGACAGCGCAGCGCAGAACACTCTGAAGTTATTTGGCAATGCCAAGATCAGCAATGCTCAGAGCAAGTTTGGTGATACGTCCTTGGCCTTGGATGGCACTGGTGATTATGCTGTACTTAATGACAGTGATGCTTGGGCGTTTGGCACTGGGGATTTTACGGTTGAGACTTGGATATATCTAAACGGAACCCCCGGAACTTACTCCTACATATTTGACATGAGGAACACTAGCCAAACAGAATACACATGGGCGTTGTCTTTTAACTACATGGGACAGACAACTGACAAGTTGCAATGGGCAAGTAACAATACTACCCCAAATGCTATTTTGACCGCAGATTACCCTCCGTTAAATCAGTGGGTGCATATAGCCGTATGCCGTTCTGGAACTACTACACGCATGTTCTACAACGGCACTCAGTCTGCAATCAATACTAGTGACTCGGCTGATTATCGTAACACTGGATACGCAGGATACATAGGCGCTAGACATAGTGTAGAGCAGTTTATTAATGCTTTCTACGATGACATTAGGTTTAGTAAAATGGCCCGTTACACATCCAACTTCACACCGTCAACCGAACCATTCGAAGATAAAGGACGATAGACATGAAAATCGCAAGACTAGATGGATCAACGGTAGGCGAGATAGCCGACCACAAGACACTATTTCCAAACGTGTCGTTCCCCTCCGGTGGCCCAGATGCTACATGGCTGGCGGCTAATTCCTGCGCAGAGGTCGTAAAGTTCTTGGCTTTTGATAGTGCCACACAAAAGAGTGAGGGTGTTGATCCTTACTTAGAAGACGGTAAGGTCTACACACGCCGTGTGGTTGACTTGACATTGGATGACATTGCTTCTCGTACAGCAGCCTTAAAAGCAAGCAACCGTAACCACCGTGACCGTCTTTTAGCTGAGACAGATTACATGGCTTTGACAGATGTACCTATGTCAGCTGAAGTCACAGCCTATCGTCAGGCGTTACGAGATATCACAACTCACGCCAACTGGCCTAACCTTGCTTATCCAGACATGGACGGCAATGGTGGTGATTGGCCTACGAAACCCTAATGGCAACCTTAGAAGAAATCAGAACAGCAGCGGAGACTGACCTGGTAACCTTTATCAAGTTGGTCGCCCCTGAGCAAGTACTTGGGCAATGCCATGAAGAGGTCTGCAACTGGTGGACACGGGACGATGCCAAGTCTCACCAGCTTCTTTTGTTTCCAAGGGATCACGGAAAGTCAAGATTAATTGCATATCGTGTCGCTTGGGCCTTGACAAAAGATCCTACATTGCGTATACTATACATATCTGCTACAGCTAACTTAGCGGAAAAGCAGTTAGGTTTCATAAAAGGTATCTTAACCTCAGAAACTTATAGCAGATACTGGCCTGAGCACGTAAACAAAGATGAGGGTAAACGTACTCGTTGGACTAACTCAGAGATTATGTTAGACCACCCATCACGAAAGAAAGAGAATGTTCGTGACCCGTCTGTATTTACTGGTGGTCTCACTACTTCTCTTACCGGGATGCACTGTGACATTGCAGTTTTAGATGACATTGTTGTTTATGAGAACGCATACACAGGAGAAGGCCGTAACAAGGTAAAGAGTCAATACTCTCTCTTGTCATCTATCGAAGGTGCTGATGCTAAGGAATGGGTCGTAGGCACCAGATACCACCCAGCAGATTTGTATAACGATCTACTCCAGATGGTAGAAGATCAGTATGATGATGAAGGTGACAAGATAGGTGAAGACAACATCTACGAAATCTTTGAACGTCCTGTAGAGGACAGAGGAGATGGCACAGGGGCAATGCTATGGCCTCGTAGCCAACGTAAGGACGGTAAGTGGTTCGGCTTTGACATCAAGGTTCTTGCTAAGAAACGTGGGCAGTACCTAGACAAGGGACAGTTCCGAGCACAGTACTACAATGATCCTAGTGATCCAGACAACGTACCTGTAGGCTCCGACAAGTTTCAGTACTACGAACAGAAGCTACTCAAGCAAGACAACGGTTATTGGTTCTACAAGGATCGGCGTATCAACGTATTTGCAGCAGTAGACTTTGCCTTTAGTTTGTCAAAGAAGGCTGACTACACTGCCATCGTTGTCATAGGGATTGACTCAGACAACAACATCTACGTTCTAGACATTGATCGTTTTAAGACAGACAGGATCTCAGACTACTTCGAGCATATCCTACAGCTGTCAAACAAGTGGTCGTTTAGAAAGCTAAGGGCAGAGACTACAGTAGCCCAGGTAGCTATCGTTAAACAACTAAAAGAACTAATCAAGCAACACGGTCTGTCAATCAGCATTGACGAGTTTAGACCTAACAAAACCCAAGGTAACAAACAGGAACGTATCGCCTCAGCACTAGAGCCTCGTTATGATAACCTATCTATCTGGCACTATCGTGGTGGTAACACACAGATCCTAGAAGAAGAGTTGTCATCTCGTAACCCTGCCCACGATGACGTTATTGATGCTCTAGCTTCTGTTGTGGACATGGCTGTTAAACCTGCACGTACTGTACGTAGGCAAAAAGATAATGTCGTACAGTTTAACTCAAGATTTGGTGGAGTTTCCTTCTAATGGCTGGAACAACGATTGACCTACAGAACATAATTGATCCACATAAACTAGCTGTGGATATTGCTGACCGTTGGTCAACTTGGAATAAGGCCCGACAGCCTAAGCTAGAAGAGTGGAAGGAACTGCGTAATTACATCTACGCCACTGATACCCGTACAACTAGCAACAGCAAGCTGCCGTGGACTAACAGCACGACAACACCTAAGCTGACACAGATCGCAGACAACCTCCACGCAAACTACTTCTCTGCTTTGTTTCCTCAGAAGCGTTGGTTCCGTTTTGAAGCTGACGATCAGGATGCAAACATCAAAAGTAAACGTGACGTTATCCAAGCGTACATGCAGAACAAGATTCGTCAGTCTGACTTTGAGAACACCACCAGTAAGCTCATCAACGATTACATCCAGTACGGTAACTGCTTTGCTACTGTAGAGTTTGTCAAGGACTACACTGAGTATGAGGACACAGGAGAACGTGTCGTTAACTACGTTGGCCCTAAGCTGGTCCGTCTGAGTCCTTTTGACGTATGCTTCAATCCTGTGGCTCCTTCCTTCTCGGAAAGCCCTAAGATCATCCGGTCTGTTGTCACACTCGGTGAGGTAGCCCGTAAGGTAGAAGAAACAGTAGACAACTCCTACATGAACCAGATCCTAGAGAAGATGCTAGGGAACCGTGCACATGCCTCAGGTAACGACATAGACGTATCCAAGTCTCAGGGTTTTATTGCTGATGGTTTCTCCTCCTTACAGGAATACTATGAGTCTAACTATGTAGAGCTTCTGACATTCTACGGTGACATCTATGATTCAGACAGTGGTGTGTTCCACAAGAACCGTGTCATTACTATCGTAGACCGTGCCTACGTCCTCATGAACGAACAGAACCCAAGCTGGTTAGGTAAGGCTGCTGTGTTCCATGCTGGTTGGCGTGAACGTCCTGACAACCTGTACGCCATGGGACCACTAGATAACCTTGTAGGTATGCAGTACCGCATTGACCACCTAGAGAACCTCAAGGCAGATGTGTTCGATCAGATCGCCTACCCTATCATGAAGATCCGTGGAGATGTAGAAGACTTCGACTTCGAGCCTGGTTCTCGTATATACTTGGGTGACGAAGGTGACGTAGGTTACCTAGCACCAGACGCCACAGCCCTTAACGCTGACTTCCAGATCCAGAACCTAGAGAACAAGATGGAGATGCTTGCTGGTGCTCCTCGTGAGGCTATGGGTATCCGTAGTGCAGGTGAGAAGACAGCCTTTGAAGTCAACCAGCTTATGACTGCTGCTGGTCGTATCTTCCAACACAAGACAGCACACTTCGAGCGTGTGTTCCTTGAGCCAATCCTTAACGCTATGCTCTCAGCTGCTCGGCGTAACATGGACTATGCTGATACGATCCGTGTACTTAACGAAGACACAGGCATTGCCTTCTTTGAGCAGATCACCAAGGAAGACATTAAGGGTAACGGTAAGATTGTTCCCATGGGTGCTCGTCACTTTGCTGAACGTGCTAACCGTGTGCAGAGCCTGACGCAACTCTATCAGCTTAAGTTGTCAGACCCCACCATGGCTGCTCACTTGTCAGGTAAAGAGTTTGCTCGTTTACTTGCAGATGAGTTAGGTGAACCAGCACTGTTCAGCGAGAACGTAACGGTTGTAGAGCAAATGGAAACCCAGAAGATTGCAACAGAAGCTCAGGTTCAGTTCGAAGAAGAGCAGCAGATTGCCATTGAGCAAGGACTCTAATGAAAGCCGCATGGTATAAAGAATGTAAGACGAAAGAAGACAAGACTAAGTTACGCCAAACTATCTTGTCAAATAGGGAAAGCCTAGATCGTCTCAAAGAAATCCTAGAGCCTATGCTCAAGGACACACCACCAACAGCCGACTACGACAGCCCGTCTTGGGCATTCAAACAGGCTGATCGGATT